ACTTCCTACCAATCCTGATGATGCAACTGCGCGAACCTGTGTACCTGGTACGTAGATTTCAGTTGAACCTGGTTCAATATGGTAGTAATTCTCTTGAGTAATACCTAAAACTAACGCTCTGTAGTTTTGTGGTGACAAGATTAATACCAAGTCGTCCTGTGTGTAAGACTTATCTGGCAACGCTGAATACATAGCCTGTGCAGCTGCAACAGCTGTAGAAGAAGTCCACAAAGTAGCTGTAGCGGCTGATACTGTTCCGTTAGCAACCGTTAAGATATCAGTCAAACCACTGAAAGAACCATCACCGTTGATGATGTAGTTTTCGTTGTAGTTATTTAATTTCTTAACAAAGTGGTCAGCCAACAATTCCTCAAATGGAATAGAAGTACCTCCGTTGTATGCACCTGCAGCCAACTGTTGTGAGAAGAATGTATCTCTCAAAGTTTGAACACACTGAACAACATTTACCTTGTTATTTTTTAATGTCATCGGAACGACAGATACCGTAGTATCACCTGTAGCATTCCAACCACAATCTGCTCCGTCTTGAACGACAAAGTCAGTATCTAAAAGTGGGATATCAACTGAATTCCCCTGAAGTCCAACACGGACATTCATAAATTGAGCTAAGTTGGTTTCTAAGATTGACTTAGAAATTAGACCAAATGACTCCTGGTCTATATAACCTGAAATAGCTGTAACATCAAATCCTGTAGCCATAATTATTATTTTTTATTTTATTATTTATTTTTTCCAAAAGATTGTTTTCTCATTTCCAAAATGGTAGCCATTCTAGTATCTTGAATACTTTGTTCAGCTTTATTTAAAGCGTTCAAGTTATTCTTAATTCTTTCAGTAGCTGGTCCATCTTTGAACTCAGAGAACTCACCCTTGATTGTATTTATTTGGTTTTGTAAGTCATCAAACTTTGGAGAGAGTGCTCCAACAATTTTATTGATAACATCATCTGAGAATTGTTCAGACTCTTCTACAACAACCTCTTCTTCTGCTGGTTCTTCAATACTTACTATGATACCTTCAGCGTCAACACCGATTATAACACCCTCTGAGGTTTCGTGTAACCCCTCAGGAGCTGGTATATCCCCCTCATCTGTTACAACGAATAATTGTTTTCCAACCTCAAATTCGCCTTCGGTCTTAACGACTGTGCCATCAACAAGTGTAGTTTCAGCAAGTTTAACCTCTTCAGTGTCTGTTTCAGTTTCAAGGGCTACTTCCTCATTCGTATCCTCTACTCCTAACATAACTCTGATTTTGTAAAGTGCTTCTTGTGCAGTCATATTATTTAAATTTATTGTGTTTATTTGATTTCAAATATAAAATCCTTATTTTTCGTCAGATTTCTTTGTTTCTTTATATAATCTGACCAGTGTATATGCTATTGATATTAATAATAGTGTGATTTTTAATACAAACTCAACGTTCATAAAAGATATTGTAATGGCTCCCGTATTTAATAAAATTACTTTGTCCGTTATTAATTGTTTCATTTTACTTTTTTTAAAATGTCTTTTATATCATTTAATGTTTTTTCAGGGTCTATTGGTTTGAGTTTCTGTATAAATCCACCTGCGAGGCTAAAACCTTTAAGTTCTCCTGATTTGATACGTTCCCAAGTAGCATCATCGTTAATTTTATATGTAACATACCAAGTACCCTCTGGTAGTGCAAATCCGTATTTGTAACTTTTGTCATGCTTTATACTTTCACTTATCCAACTTTCAATCAACGTATTATCGTTGGTGATATTCTCATCGTGATTGATATCGGTATTATTATGTTTGTTCATCTTAAAGAACTTCTCAGCCATCTTTCTAATGGTCTTCTTTGTAAAATAAATATAAAAAGGTTCTCCCCCCTCATCTCTACGTAATATCATCTTATTCGGTATCATAACGGGTCCTGTAACCAATCTCTTATCTTCATCCAAATTAAATGAAAAGTTTCTCTTTTTGAGGTATGCATTATTTTTTGTTGAACCTTGAGGTGATGGTTGTCTTTGGTTATTAGACTTCATTGCCTTCTGTTCTTTGGTGTTATCGGCTCTATTTGATGCAATAATAACCTTGTTACCTGTATCTCCTTTAAACACCTCCAATTTGGTCCAATAATGAACACAGTTCGGTCCTCCTTTCCATTCTAATTTAGAATATGATGAATTACCTCTTGGACCAAAACTACTATTTAATGAAGCCATTTTATTCACCTCATCGGTTGTGAATATCTTACCTCTGTCAGCCAGTCTTAACATAGCCTTACAAAAATCTCTTTGTGCCTTTGGTCCTGAATATCTCCAATATGTTTCAGGTTTTTCTTCTTTCTTAATGGATAATCTTTTTAATATATCTAATGACCTGATTGCTGTAATAACATCACCAATCCCTGCAAACGTGTTTAAGGTCATATCTATGTACAAGTCATCCTTTCCTATATAATAACCGTTGTTATCGTCCTCAGCGAACTGTAAAGCGGTCTCTTGTTCTTCTTTGGATAAGATATGTGACTCACAATCACCTTCACAACTCATTCTAATCTCTTCCAATTTATTCTGAGCCCATCTGATACCTGAGTCACCACCCCATGCATCCCACATCAATTTTCCACATCCTTCAGAATAGGGGGTATCACTATTTTGTCTGTGTCTTTCAAACGCAGCCATTCTTGAAATTGTGTCTTCACTAATGTTTTCCCCCTTACATAACTGATGAGCTCTTTGTTTTCCAACATCAGTTCCACAATCACCCCATCCATTCTTTTCAGCCCATTCAATCGCCCTACACGCATTAGTTCTTGCACCTTCGGGATAATCATTATATGTCTCCAATTTAACCTCTTCACCTTTCCAATATGAATAACATACCGCAACCCTTTGTTCTTCATCGGGGAACTCATCTTTTAATTTACTCATACATCTACCAATAAATTCATCTTCTGTTTCTCCACCTCTTGGTTCCACAAATTGTTCTTCACTAAAATACATAAAATCTGTTTGGATAGCCGGAGCATCCACAAGGGAAACTATATCTACTCCGGTATCTTCAAATAACTCGTCATCAAGTTGTTCGTCATCAATATCTAATTCTACTATTCTATCTATCTTTTCGTCAATCATAATCTTGAAAGGTTTTCTATTTGTTGATTAGCCTGTTGTGCATCTGTGACTTCAGTAGCGACAACATACGCTCTAATTGGTTGTTCTCTTGCATCTCGTCCTCCACCTAATTGTATATCTTCACCTTGTGTTGTTGTTGGCAATTGGAACTGTGGTGTAGACCCTGCGGATATACTTGGTGGTGGTGGTCCATCTTGTGGTGTATTACCTTTTGATTTTTTTAATTTTGCTATACTAGTAGCTGCGATTGTAGCTAAAGCAATTCCCGTTCTTATATTAGTTGCTGCGTTAGCCGGTACTAAATAAGCGGGACCAGCGGGACCTAATGTTGCTGCGTATGCTGCGTTTGTGGCTTTTTCTCTTACTGCATTAACAATAACTTCAGCCGCTGCGACAGCTTGGTCAACAAGAAATAATGCGTTTTGTATCTTTTCGTTTTCACCAGCCAATTGTGATATTGCAGCTATACCACCCCTAAACGCCGCAAGTTTCGCATCTTGTAATGATTGTTCAGCTGCAAGTATATTTTGTGATACCTCTTTTTCTCTTGCTTCTCTTTCTTTGTTTTCTTGTTCTTGTTCAGCGGCTCTTTGGTCAGCGTATTCTTTACGGGTCTTATTTCTTTGTTCTTCAAATAACCTTTGAGCTTCTAGTATTTGTTCCTCTGATGCTTTTTGTAGTCTTAATTCTCTTATGGTTGCTTCCTCGGCTATTCTTAAACCTTCAATTGCAGCTTCCTCTTCATTTTCTACATTCTCAAGTCTAAGAGCATCTAATGTATCATTTATAGATTGTTTTCTATCTACCTCCTCTTGGTCTAACTCTCTTCTTAACTGTGCTGACTCCAAATATACAATAGATGCTTCTTGTTCCCTTGCGATACGTTCGGCTGTAGCCGTTGCAAGTTCAGCTTCTAATTCTCTACGGTCTTCATCATTTTTTGTTAAAGCTAACTTTTGTTTCAGAAGTTTTTCAGTTTCTTGTGCTTCCAATAAAGCGTTTTCAACTAACTTTTCATTAGCTGATATAACATTCTCAAGTGCTTCACTTCTTTCATCGTATGCTCTTGTTGTATCTTCACTAATCTTCTTCTGTTCTTCTAAGTCTTTGGTGAGTTGTGCATTCTGTACTAACAATTCATTCTGTAAAGCTGCAAATCTATTGTTTGCATCAACCAAATTGTTTGTATCCTGAATTACTTTATTGATTTCATCACCTACCCCCTCAAATGCTTCAGTGGTTGCATTTACAACACTTGTAACACCTTCTACCACATCTTCTAATCCTGATGCTTCATATGCTATTTTTGTAAACGCATTACCCGCAGCTTCAGCGGCTCCACTAAAGTCACCCTCAAATAATTTCTTGAATGCTTCACCTACAAATCCTAATCCATCTACTAGTGCAGTAAACCTGTCTTGTATATTCTGTTTTATGAGATTACCGAAGTTTTTAAGGGACTCTACAGGGTTTGTAAATAAGTTTGATAGTATCTCACCTATTGGTTGTAATAAGATTAATATACGGTCAAATATGACCCCTAACGCAGCTGTGGCACCTTGTAGTATCTTTGCTCCCGCATCAGTCTTTTTAAACCATTCTACCAACTGAGCAAACGCTGTCAATAACAGTCCAATACCTGTCGCTGCGATTGCACCTTTGAGTGCTCCAAATGCAGCTTTACCTTTTTTACCTAATGATGTTAAGAACCCCCCACCTTTCTTAGATGCCTTACCTGTTTCTTCTATTTCATCGTTAACATCTTTCTGTTCTTTCGCAACACTCTTAAGTGCGTCACTCAATTCGTTGAGGTCTGTAATATACCCGTCTACCCCTTGAACTTTAAAAAATATATCAACTTCTTGTTGTGCCATAACCTTAAATATAATTTTTACCTATTTAGTAATTTGATGAGGTCTACCTTCACTGAAGCTTTCTCACCTAAGGGGACATCATAAATTTTTTCAACGTAGTAATACGTATCCTTAACAAATATCACATCATCAAAACTGAAGTCTATCAAATCCTGTGCATTCAATACAAAGTATGCTGTAACACGTCTAGCCCATTTGTCATATAAAGAATTTATATATGAAGACCAATATGCCGTATAAACTGAAGCACCCTTATCTGTATCTTGTAATCCAAATTTGATATATCCATCTTCTCTTTGCCAGTTTAAGTCAAGTGTTGATGGTTGTATTGGAAAATCCTCATATGGACTAACCATCGGATAATTTGTAAATCCTGATGCAACCCCCAAATCATTTTCCATATACCAATCATCATTTCTTGCGGGTATTGTACCAGTATTTTTTATACCATTATAATACAATAAATGTTTATTACCAACCACTGGTTCGTGTAATACACCAGTATCTTCTGCACTATGTGTATGTAATTGAGGTATGATTGTATTATCCATACCATTTGTATCCTCTTTTGCCCCCTCTATTTGCATTACAGGTACAGGTATAAGATTGGTCTCAATTGTTCTTTCACCATTCAATAATTCATTATTACTGATAACTCGTAATGTACCAAATGGTTCTTCATATTGGTCTTGATATAATGTATTAAGATAATCACCACCCTCACTATCTCTATATTCTATTTTAGAAACTTGTGTATAAAATAGGGGACTAATTTTAAAGTCTTTTGAGACATCCAATTTATCTGTCCAATCAAACTCATCACCTGATGCAATATATGTTGCCCAAGGTTCTATAATAAAGTTAGAAGAGTTATTTTTGTCAGGTGCAACAACCAATCTGAATTTGGTAATGATATCTCTAACAAAATCTATCTTTTTATAATCATTTGAAAGTAATGGTGCAATTGCTATTTGACCAGGTGCGTCAAGTACTTCTAATTGTCCATCATAATATAAAGAATTAGTAAAACTTGAGGTAAATCTTGTATATATTTCAGCATTAGCTGGTAAACTAACAGAAAAAGTATCAGATAATATTACAATCATTTCACCTTCGGGACCTTGAGGCTCAAATGTATCACTAACATTATCTAATTCTGTCGTTGAACCTAAATAATATCTCATTAATCTAAGTGTTACACTTTCAGGTGTTGGTGAAAATCCATCAGCATAAAAATTGTATTTAAATGTATAAGTACCAGCTTGAGGTACAATATATCTTTCACCATCAAAATTATTGCTAGGGTCTAATAATATATTATCTAATATAATATCTTCACCAGTACTAACACCATATCCTTCAGCTAAACCTGTATTTGATAAAGCTTCATTTGTTATGCTAGCTTCATTACCAAAAGCTGATAGATACATTTGATTAAATGTTGAACCTGTATTGATAAAATTAGATGTATATGTAAAACCTGCCTCATTAAAGATTGCATCCCATACAGCTTTAGCTCTAATCATAGGTTTAAATCTCTCCCTTTCTAACTTATTTGAACTATTGGTAAATGGTTTTGAATGTGATGGGTGAGACGTTCTTATCTCCCCCTCAATAGGGTCACCATCTTCATCATAAGTGTTTCCGTGGTCAATAAGGGGATAGATTACATCACCATTCAATAATCCATCAGTTGCCGCACCTTCGGGATATGCCTGCCAACTATCAACAACATTTTGCGATGTTAGGTCGTGGTCATAAGCAGATAAGTCTAACTCATTCAGAGTACCTTCACCAATAGAAGTTGCAAGAGAACGTACCGAACCAAAAAAGATGCATTCATAATCTATTCTTTCATTCTCTCTTGTAATGTAGATATTGTTTAACCTTAATTCACCCTGTCTAAATAATGCACCATCAATCATAAGTTGAGCGGGTATCTTAACCGTTACATCAAAGTCTTGACCATTAATATCAAAAGCCGTCTCAAAGAATTGAGAATTATTTGATGTTGCAGGTACTCTAAATGTTCTGGTAAATTCAGAACGTGTTGAAGTATCAGTTATATCCTCAATTGCAAAGTTTAACTTTGGTGGGTCAAACTCATATAAGTCCAAGTATACATCACCAACTCTTATTTGTACCATTATCCTCTTTGTGAATTGATTTTATGTGACATTCTAAACCTAACTGTGTTTTGGAATAATTTGTCTTTTCTAAATGTTCTTTCTGTCCACTGGTTATCTTCAAGTATTACTGAATACCATTCACTCTCCCCCTCAAATCTAACTTTAACATCAGGACTTAAATAAAGGTTTTTAAGGAACTCTGCCTCCAAATCTGATAGATAACCTGTATTGATTGTATATCTTTCTTCTAAGGACTGTGAGAACGTCTTCTCCCCCCTATCATAAGTGTTTACATCATAGTCTTGAGATGACCAAGTTCCCTCAAGTTGTTCATACGTATTTCTTGTGATATTAACATTATAATCTTTTCTCTTTCTAAATGTAAAGTAGTCTCTTACACCTAATGAATTTAACCAACTTACATCAACAATATCAAAGTCATTACATTCCCCTTCCTCAACATCAAATCTATATACGTGATTAACGGGTTGAGACCAATATGGTAGACTAGCATCAAGACATCCTGAGTCATTAAGTGTAAATGTTCCAACAAACCAGTGTGTAGCATTACTTGTATCACCGGTATACATATTATGACCACACTGAACAGATATTACATCGTAGGGGTATACATTATATGATGTTCCTGATATATCTGTATTTGGTCCCCCTCCATTTGATATAATATTCTCAATATAAAAATCATCCAATTGAGAAGTACCACTCATAATGGTTATTCTAAATGCTTTAATCGTTCTACGAGTATCATCAATTGTCCCGAATATTGGATTTGTTATTCTATTGAGATAACTTATAGTTCTTTGGTGGTTCAAGTCAGTTGGAACTTTTTGTGTATATATTCTTTTACCTTGTGCCCACGTTGGTGTTTCACTACTAGTATCTGTTGTATAATCACCTGTCCAATCGGTTAATGCAAACTTTGGTGATACAGCTGCAGGACATCCCAATATTTCTGTTATTATTGGAATATGATTAACAACCCCTGCATTCCAATTTAAGTCATAAAACTCTTTTCTACCCCCTATTACACAATAAGAACCAGTTGAACCTGTTGCCCATTCATCTCTGTCAAATACTCCATTTATTTCGTGTCCTACCTCACCAACAAATCTAAATGTTTCGTATCTACCGTCAGTAATACCTGTGATAGATTGTAACTCAGGATTTGGAGTTGTATAATTTTTTAATATATTCTGTAAGTCAAAATGTGCTGTCGCTGAGGGGTTCTCAAATTGTCTTAATGTTGCAACCTGTGTACCACCAGTCGTTCCTGAGAATATATTCAGTCCAAACTTAACTTGGTCTGTTGCACCCCCCGTATCTTCAAGCGTGAATATATTCTTACCAAACGATAAGTTAAAATCACTTGGTGTATTTCTTAATTGTGCATTTGGAGTTGGTCCCGCCATTATTCATATGGTTTTTCTAATATATTTATTATTGCTTCTGTAATCTCTTCAGGATAGAACCTACGTGCATCAATACCAGCGACATATTTTGAGTCAGTCCTTGAACCAAACTTATATCCCACTTCTTCACCAAATGCTTCAGCAACATCGGGGGTTAATCCAAATGCACCTTTACGTTTTCTTCCATCAACACCGAAAGAGAGAAAGTAACCATAGACCAACATAGAGACTTTAATTGAGTCTTCACCTGCAGTCACACTCATAGATTGTCTTAAGTTCCCTGTACGGTTCTTAAAATCCCCTCTTTGGAGTTGTGATTGTAACTCTGCAGCAATCTTTACTAGTTCACGGGGTATCGTCTTTTCTGTATAATCCGTGACCTCTAATATCTCATTTACTAAGTCTTCTATGTTGTCCGTTACTGGCATTACTTTTCTTCTTCTTTGTCTTTACCTATCCAAGACCAAACAAAACCTGTGATTGTGATTATAGCTCCAACAACCTCAGATAAGATTGCTTCGTCTATGATACCTGATGTTACAAGGTATCCCCCTACAAATGTTAATATGTGTCTTAATAGACCTTGAATTTTTTCGTTCATAATTTTTAATATTAATTTTTTCATTTATACTATTCTAATTCTTACTGCTCCGTTATCGTGATATAATTGACCTAATTGGACTCCACCAGCAGCCGCAGCAGTATCTCCACTAAAGTTTAATGAAGCGTAATTTGTAATTCTGACATTTGGCATAACTACTTCGTTATCCTGTAATGTAGATTGACTTGAACCACCTAAAATAACACAATTAGTATTAGATATAGTATTATTCGTTCCACCAAGAAGAGCATTATGATTTCCTGCGGTTATTCTTTGATAAGCTCCTCCCTGAATAAAATTATAAAAACCACTACTTGATAGATTAGATGTAAATTGTGTCCCTATCATAGCATTACCATAACCACCACCTGATATAGTTCCCATACCGATTAAGGTATTATAAGAACCATTTGTTATTTGACCTTGAAGTGTTCCAATTAAGATATTAGTTCCTGTCGTATTAGTAGATGATATTTTAGAATTATTACTACCTGCGAACGCTCTATTATATGGATGGTCTGTTATTGTTGTATTAGAACTAACCAAATTAAATGTTTCGTTCGCATTAGAGGTAAATACCTCACCTTCTAAATTTAATTTATCAACATAAGTAGTATTAGCACTTGCCCCTCTACTCGTTAATGAATAATATGGAACTATACTCTGTGAAGCGTCCCCTTGTTTAAAAGCACCACCAGCACCTGATAAAAGTGTGGATACTTTAATTTTACTTGTTGTCGTCTCTCCACTATCAACTATGGCTAACAAATCATTATCTGTTATGCCAGTTTGTAGTGGTAATTGAGGTATTGTTTTATTAGCCATTTTTTTATTTTATTATAAATCAATTATGGTTGCCGTATAACCCATCGCTTCCAACTGAAACTTAACATATTCATTCGCATATAATAATATGTCTGTTCCATCAGTTGCTCTATCATAATCAACTATGAATTTTAAACCATCCAAGTTTATGTTTGGTGCTCCATTAATATATGCTTCTTTACTCGCATAAAACTTTGGAGTAGCACCTACTTGTTTACCATCATTAGACAACCAAGCTTCAGTTCTACCATATAAAGAGTTTGTTTGTAGTCCTGATGATAAAACTATGTTTCCTGTTATTTCTAAAGCCATTTTGTTTGTTTTTATTTATTTATTTTATTTATTATAATGGGAACCAATCAATAAAGTCGCCCCCTTGAGTTATTATTAAGTCACCATTCTGTGCTTCAATATGATAGAATACAGGAGATGGTGTTGGTGTTGGTGTCGGAGTACTAGTATTTGTAGGGGTTATGGTTGGTGTTGCAGTAACACTACTTGTCGGAGTTTGAGTATTAGTAGGTGTTATTGTTGGAGTAGAAGTAACACTACTTGTTGGTGTATTTGTATTTGTTGGTGTTATGGTTGGAGTAGATGTGCTAGTTATTGTTGGAGTTACAGTTGGAGTATTTGTACTAGTAGGAGTAGGGGTTTGTGTACTAGTACTAGTAGGTGTAGGAGTAGGGATTATAAGACTAGCTGTTGGTGTTATTGTTGGAGTAGGTGTATTTGTAGAAGTAGGTGTTGGAGTATTAGATGGTGGTGGTTGTGGTGCACTTGTTGGTTTTGGTTCAGGGTCAGTACAATCAGTTTTAAAGATATATACATTACCTGTTCTATCGGCTGAGTCATTAAAGTCAAATGTCTTAACCCACCCCTCATCAGGTATAATCCATCCATTATTACTTGTTGTGTTTGCATATGATACAGCATCTTGTAATTTTTCATATACAAATACTGATTGTGTTGCCCCACATTCAAAGGTGGTACCATTACTTTCATAGGTTATATAATATCCACTTGGATATGGTACATTACTAGATGATGCAGTGTCAATATATATCATCATAGGATATATGGGGTCAACATTTCCAAATACATTTTTTTGTTCGTCAGTAATAAAATATGCATATCTGTTATCACATACAAATTCAAAATAATCAATAGGTGCACGAGTACCAGTACCAGCAACAGTATTGTAATCATCTTCTTTATATTGCCAGTATCCCCATCCTCCAAACTTATATGTTGTATTAAAATAAGGTACTCTTGTTTCACTAAAATCTCTTGCAACAAGACAATAATCAGGGTCAGCAATTGGTGAGTTACATGCATCCAATATAGTTGGATATGTTACAGTTAAATTACAAGTTGCCCCCACAACATCATCTTGGAAACGTTCTTTGAATGGTGTGAATGTAAAAGGTTCTTGTATTTCTACTAAGGGGTCAATAAGTGTGTTATTAACTCTTGCAATAATATCTCTGAGGTTATCAATACAATCACTTTGTTTTTTGATAATAGATATTTCATCATCCAATGCTTGTGTCATACAGATGAGGTTAAAGTTGAATGAACTTACTTTATCATTACTACTGACACTAACGGGGTTTAAAAAGATATATGGATAATATGGTGCCTTACCATCATCGGGGGTCATAATATCTGAGATATCCCCATATCCAAACTGATTAACAAAAAAGTGTCCTTGAACCTTCTTTTTAAATACGTCTATTATTTCTTTGTAAGTCATTCTTCTTGAGTTCTTCTTTTTGTTTTTCCATCTTATCTTTATTCCAAGCTAACCAGTTGAACGCAGATACTAATGGTTTATCAGTAACGTTATCAATCATTAAAAACTTTCCTTCAGCTAAAGTTAATATAATATCATACCATATCTTTTTTATATCAGTTGTGGTTTGTTTAATTTCACTTTCCGCATATCCATCTCCTTCACCTCCAAATAAATTGGTATAATTTTTATATAGACTGTTTCTATAAGATATAAAGTTTTGTATACCTGTCCATACACCTGATATCATAAAATCTTTTGTTGGTTCTACCCCCCATAATAACCTTACAATATCTTTAATTGACTTATTTATACCTTCCGATAGGTATATCTCCATATCTATAAATTTACCTAATGTAATACCTTGTAAATTAATGTATTGTCCTCCTTTGTATTCTTTGTTAAGGGGTTGGTGTTCAGGGTATAACATAACATATACAAATGATATTAATAACTCTATTGTCTTGTCAGGTATTATATCAACCTCATCATATGGTATACCAAACGATAATGATATAATTTTTTTATGATTAAATGATACACCAATATCATACTTGGTTATTTCTATCCACTGGTCTAATGTTAAGTCCTCTGGTAGATTATATTCATTATCTTTGATTACAAGTGTATACATACCTCTAAATATATTATCTTATCCAATTGTATTTCCCCCTACTCTTCATAGTCTTCCTTGCATAATTGGTTATTGCTAAAGACATAACACAGTCATCGTGTAACCCTGTAGGAGCTCCATATTTGATTTGTCTTGTCTTCGATGAGTATTCATATGTAAATGAATTTAACTCGTTATATAAGGGGGCAAATAGCTTCTGAGATGGTATTGTTATATTCCCCTCATTAAAGTCCAATATAAGTCCTTCTATTATTTCTTGTTTACTTTTACTAGTAGTTATAAAAGGTTCAGTTTTATTGTATCTTTTCTTTACTTGTTCATATATTACATCGCCTATACTATTTGCCTCAATTAACACATATGCATTACTATGTTTAGCTAATTCAACAATATCGTTAATAATATAATTCCATTCTTGTTGTCTAGCTCTATATATCTCAATTACTTGACCTTCCATATCCATTAATGTACATACGGTATAGTCTTCTTGTCTACCTAAGTCAACCCCCATATATATTGTTCCTTTAGATATGGGGTATTGGTCAAATGTTTTTATATTTCTAAAAACCTCTCCTCCACCTTCTATGAACTCAGCAAGATATTCTTGTCTATAGACGTTTTCAGGTAGTGTCTTTCTACTATCTTCTATCTCCTTAACATCGGCATAGGGATTGTCCATAGATGTCCCCTTATAACTCTTATATTCATTATGGTCATCTGATATACCCATCTGATATAATTTATAAAACCAATTTTTACCTTTTGGAGTAGACAAGAACAAACACTTCTTTCCCCTTACTAGTAGGGTAGGTTTTATTGCTTCCGTCCACGCTTCCTCTTTGATGAATGCAGCCTCGTCAATAATACAATAATCAATAGTATAACCTCTAATATTATCATAACGTTCTGCACTTCTAAATATAATTTCTGACCCGTTTTTTAAGGTTATTATGTTTTCTGAATAATTGCAACTATCCACAATACCAGTATCCACCAAAGCTTTGAATAATTCCTTCTGTACTTTGGTAGTTTGACTGTATACTGGTGATACCCATAAAATCGTTGATAAGGGGTTATTTATTGACCAATCAAGTACTAAGTTCATTGCCAGTAAAGACTTACCTGATTGACGACCTATTGCAACGATATGATACTTATGAGGACTTCTTATCCCCTGTATTATCTCCTGTTGTTTCTTCGTCGGTGTTATCCCTATTAGTTTCTGTTCCAAAATCAAATATAACTTTAGTTAATGGTTTGTCTCCCCCTCCTGATAATTCAGTCCTTTGGAGTTTTGGTAGTATAAAGTCAGAATATCTTTCTACTATTGATAATGCTTTCTCAGGATTGTCTTTTGCCACTTGTTGTAACCACTTCTGAATATCAGGCAATGACGACTCTATTAGAGCTTGGAATGCAAGTCTAATTTCTTCTGTGGTTTTGTTTACTGACCCCTTTCTTCTTCCTTTGGGGTTTCCTGATTGTCCTTTTTTAAATGGCATTGTTGGTAGTTGTACTTATCAATAAATATAATTTTATTGTAAAATGAAAAACATACTCAACATCGCCCCTATTGTATATCCTATTGAAGAGGATAATGCTAAGTAAAATCTACCCTTCCAAGTCTTTTCATCTGCTACATAAGCAGCAAATGGTAGTGCTATAAATGGTCCTAAGAATGCCCATAACATAGTTGCTGCCATATCTTTATCTGCAACAGAACTAATATACATCGTGCTTCCTATCTCAAGTAATAGTGCTGAAAAAAATATGATTATGTATTTATTCATAGTCATATTCTTCTTTTAAAATGAAACATACACTATTTCCGGCTTTACTGTAGGTAGTTGACATCTCTTGGATTAGAGTAATCATAAGGTTATATCTTTCTTCGTTTGTTAAATTATCCATAGTATTTTTCTTTTATTGTTCTCATTATGTTTAAGTGACACCCCCCACAACTACCGACTCTTCTATTGGTATTGAATAATATATTATATAATCTATACACCTTTTCTAAGTCTTTTCTGTCTTTCTTTCCATAGTTAAAGAACCATGCTCTATTGTTCTTTACCCATTCCTCTAGTTGTTCTTGTTCTGTTAATTCAACTACTGGTGTTACTACTGGTAGTACATCATCTACTATTATTGTTGGAGTTGGTTTTACTTTCTTTGGTCTCCCCCTCTTTCTTACTTTGATATCTTTATTGTTTTGATAATTAGTTTCTTCCATAGTCTTTTAGTATTGTTGTTTTTAATATTTTTATGGTTTTGTTATTTATTTCCAATTTCCTATTGGTTGTATTCATATATTTTTCTTTTAGTATTTCAAGTCCCTCCTTATAATTCTTTGATATTGTTGTTCTCGGTATATTTATTCTTCTTGATATTTCTGAGAAGTTCTCAATTGTTGAATATAATAATATTAACATTACATAATATCTTTCTTTGTTATTACCATTATACATCTCATCCAAACAATTTAAAAGGGTCTCTATTTGATTATCTCTTGTTAAGTCATAGTCTTCCTCTTCTACTTCATATAAAGTGTCGTCAAACTCATTTATGGGGTTTTGTTTGTATGTCTTATAATGAGTACTTGTAACACTTCTTGATTGGTTTAATGCAATTCTAACTATGAACCATCTTGCCTCATCATCTTCTATTAGTTGTTCTGCTTTTGGATGTTCCATAAATGTTATTATAATATCGTGTATAAGGTCTTGTTGAACTGAGGGGTTTTCATCTTTGATAATATTCTTTAACCATTTTTTTATATTATCATAGTTTTCATTAATCCAATCATTTATCATAAGAGTATATTATATATCCCCCCACAAAAAATATTATGATTTGTATAAATAAGAATTCCATTATTTCCAAGTTTTTTTTGTGATGCAGTTATGAATGGTTGTTGAATGACAATCATATCTTTGAGCTAACTTATTTAATGTAATATCTTTGTTTTCCTCATATTCTTTTCTGATTGATATACACTTCTCCAAGTTTAATTTATTATAAGACCTTTTGCGTATGTTCTCTTCATTTGTAACCATTTCAAGGTTCTCCAACCTATTATCGGTTTTGTCTTCGTTAATATGATTGATTTCCATCTTTGGAGGTATTGGTCCAACAAATTGTTCCCATACCATTCTATGAACATACTTTGCTGTTACAGTTCCATTATCATACATCTTTATTTGTTTGTATCCGTCTGATTGAGTATACGGATTTAATTGGTATCCATTCTCATTAAATACCTCTCCTTTTTTAGTTACTGAATAATTCATTTTGTATTTATTTAATAGTTTATACCAATAAATACTTGTGAACTTGAAAAAATCCACAAATATACAAAAAAAAATTTATTTTACTATTCAGGCTTTTTTTTTATTTCAATATATTTATTAACATAACGAGTGGATTCGTGAGTATAGTGCCAACACCTTTCTCTCCCCACGAACGATAGATATGAATAGCGCCCTTAGCGGTTGGATACTAGAGTTGAAATAGCCTAATTGGAACAGGCAAATTAACCTTTATGAAAAGGTTGTTGTTTCTTGCCTACTTCTTAGCAACACCTTTTTATTCCCGATAGATATTATATTCTATCTTCATTATAAGAACAATCTAAATTATACTTTTTACAAAATTGATTATGAATATTTTTACTGGTATCATATCCAATATTAATAAAGAATTGTCTTACCATAATATAATCATCTAATGATATTGTTCCCCTATCACGGAACATATGATTCAAATTAATAGTTTTATTACTTTTCATATTATTAAATATTTTTTTTTACTTACTTGATACTTTTTTTGTTTTTGTGTATATTTATAGTATATAAACTATTAAACATTAAACATTATGAGTAATTCAAGAAAAGAAGCATTTAGAAGAAT